GGGCATGATCTCCGGGTCGAGCTTCACCACCAACAACATCGGCTTGGTGGAAGCCCGCGAAGTGACCGGCCGCTACCAAGACAAGCAGGCCCAGGACGTTGCGCACTCCACGCGCATCGCCTACATGGCCGACTTCGACATCGGCCCGCTGGTGGTCGATGGCTTTGACCTGCCCAAGCTGGTGGCCGACCCGACCTACAAGTACGTCGAACTGCTGGTGGCTGCCGCCAACCGCCGCAAGGACAAGACGATCTACCGCGCCCTGCTTGACACCGCCCCGACCCGCACGACCGAAGGCGGCGCGCTGACCAACACGGCGATCCCGGCTGGCCAGCAGATCGCCGCTGGTGGCACGGGCTTCACCAAAGCCAAGATCCTGCAGGCCAAGGCGCTGTTCCGCACCAACGAGGCCGACGAGTTCAACGGCGAGGAGCTGTATCTGGCCTACGACGGCGTGATGCTGCGCCAGTTGCTGAGCGACACCACCCTGACGAGCGCCGACTTCATGACGGTGCAGATGCTGCAGACCGGCAGCCTCGCGCAGAAGTGGTGCGGCTTCACCTGGCTGCCGTACAACGCCCTGGATGTGCCGGCCGGCAACACCTCGCGCACCATCGCTTGGGCGAAGTCCTCGCTGCAACTCGGCACCGGCATCGACGCCAAGACCGACGTCAGCGAGAACAAGAGCAAGCGCGGCCACCCGAACGAGGTGTACGGCTGGCTGTCGCTGGGCGCTGTGCGCCAGGACGAGAAGAAGGTCGTTCAGATCGACTTCGCCAACAACGTCTGACCCGCAACCTGACCATCAAGGAGCCCAACCATGGCCATCCAATCGACCCAGTACGCGGGCCTGACTGCCGTCCCCCGTGTGAAGCCGTCCCCCGTGGACAGCGGCAACAGCATCAAGATGTTCCGCTTCACCACGCCCACCACCTACGCCGCGCAGGCTGCGAACGAACTGTGGGACATGGGCATCATCCCGGCCGGCAGCCTGATCCTGCCGTTCGGTGTGGTGGAGAACGCGACCAACGCCGCATCGGTGACGCTGGCCATCGGCCTGCGCACGCTGGCTGCCGGCACGGTGATCTCGGCCACCCAACTGTTCGCCGCCACGGGGATCACCACGGCTGCCCGCACCACGATCAACAGCGGCGCGGCCTTCACGGCCGGCACCGGCTACGTCTGCACCGAGGACATGATCGTCTACGGCACCTTTGCGGGTGCGACGACCACCGCCAACGCGCAGATCTCGGTGTATCTGCCGGTCGTGACCATCGACTGATGACGCGCCCCCGCGTCTGACCTGCGGGGGCCATTGCGCCCCCGCTTTTGCTTGAGGCACCGCATGTCCGTCTCGCCCGTCTCGATCTGCTCAAACGCGCTGCTGATGCTGGGCGACAACCCGATCAGCAGCTTCGACGACACCAGCGACCGGGCGCGGCTGGCCTCCAATCTGTGGCCCAGCGCCAGGGACTACGTGCTGCGCCTGCACCCGTGGAATTGCGCGGTGCGCCGCGTGGTGCTGAACCCCGACGAGGAGGCGCCGGCCTTCGACTGGGCGTATCAGTTCACTCTGCCGGGTGACTTCCTGCGCATGCTGCAGGCCGGTGCGCTGATCGATGGGCGCATGCCCTACAAAATCGAGTCTGGCAAGGTGCTGTGCGATGTGTCTAGCCTGCCGGTGCGCTACATCTGGCGCAACGAGAACCCGGCCACTTGGGACAGTTCGCTGGTGTGGGCGATGACCACCGCCATGCGCTGCATCTTCGCCTACGGCATCACGGCGTCCACCACGCTGGAGCAGGTCATTGACGCGGCGCTGCGCGACATCTTGAAGCGGGCCCGCGCAGTTGACTCGCTGGAGGACGCGCCCGATGCGCTGGACGATTCGCCGCTGACCGATGCCCGCTACCTGGGCCGGGGCAACTACTGATGCCCCGCGTTACCCTTACGCAGAGCAGCTTCAACGCGGGTGAACTGTCCCCGCGTGTGCAGGGCCGCACCGATCTGGACCGCTACCAGCAGGGTCTGAAGCGCTGCCGCAACGCACACTCGACGCTGCATGGTGGGGTCAAACGCCGGGCCGGCACGGTCTATACGCTGCCCGCGATCACCAACACCGCAGACGCCAGCATCTTGGTGCCGTTCGTGGTGGGGCGGGATCGGGCTTGGATGCTGGAGTTCAGCAATCTTTCGGTGCGGGTGCTGAACGCAGACGGTACAGACGCGGGTGTGACCCTGACCACGCCCTACGCCACGGCGCAACTGGGGCAGATCGACTGGGCACAGTCCGACGCCACGATGTTCCTGTTCAGCCCTACGCAGCCCATCCACCGGCTGCAGTTGCTGGGCACATCAACCTGGGTGCTGTCTGAGGCCCCGCTGACCACTCAGCCGTTCGCCGAAACCGGGTACACGCCGGCCATTGCTGCCACGCTGGACAGCGCCGCAGTGGGTTCGCGCACGCTGACGGCTGGCGCTGCTGCGTTCCTGGCGTCCGACGTTGGCCGCGTGCTGACATCCGACGCAGGCGTCGGGCAGGTTACCGGATTCACCAGCACCACCGTGGTGTCGGTGAACGTCACCCGCGCATTCAGCAGCACCGCGCTGGCGTCGGGGCAGTGGACGCTGGACAACAGCCCGCAGACGACCTGCACGCCCAGCGCGAAAGATCCCATCGGCGCAGTCATCACCCTGACCCTGGCAGCCAACGGCTGGCGAGCGGCCGACGTGGGCAGCATGGTGCGGATCAATGGCGGGCTGTGCCGCATCAGTGGCTACACCTCGGCGCTGGTTGTGGATGCCACCATTGTGCGGGTGCTGGATGGCACGGTCGCTGCGCCTGCTCTGTCGTGGAGCCTGGAGCCGCCCGCATGGTCTGCTGTGCTGGGCTACCCGCGCACTGGCACGGTGTCGCAGCAGCGACTGGTGGCCGGTGGGACAACCCGCTACCCGCGCACCGTGTGGGGCTCGCGCATCGGTGAACTGCTGGACTTTGAACTGGGCACCGACGATGACCTGGCCTGGTCGTTCACCATCGACAGCGACGAGGCCAGCGCCATCGCCTACGTGACCAGCACGCCCGACCTGATCGTGCTCACCGAGTCGGGTGAGTACAGCATGCGCGGTGGGGTCGAAAAGCCTGTGACCCCCACCAATGTGCGGGTGCGCCAGGAAAGCAATTACGGGTGCGCTGCGGTGCGCCCGGCCTTGGTGGGGCGTGAAACGCTGTTCGCCCAGCGTGGTGCGACCAAGCTGCGCAGCCTGGGCTACCGCTACGACTTCGACGGCTACGCTGCACCGGACATCGCCGCGCTGGCGGACCACATCCCCAAGCCCGGCATGCGCTGGCTGTCGTTCCAGCAGGAGCCAGAGCAACTGCTGTGGGCGGTGCGCTCCGATGGTCGGTTGCTGTCCTGCACCATCGACCGCGATCAGCAGCCGGCCGTGATCGCTTGGGCGCTGCATGACTTGGGCGGCGTGGTGGAGTGCACCGCCGCGATCCCCCGGGACAACCGCGACGAGGTTTGGCTGATCGTGCGCCGCACCATCAACAGCGTGACGGTGCGCTACCTCGAGCGCCTGGACGAAACCTTCGAGCCGCTGCACTCGAGCGTGACCACCGACGGCCCGATCTACGGCACCACAGTGGATTGCGGAATCGTGGTGGACAACCCGGCAGGGCAAACCTCGTTCACCGTGGCGCACCTGATCGGGCAGGCTGTGGACATCGTGGCCGATGGCTCCAAGATGCCACGGCAGACCGTGCCACCGGGTGGCGTCATCACACTGCCGCGTTCGTCCAAGCGGACGTTGATCGGCCTGCCGTTCCGGTCTGAGGTCATGCTGCTGACGCCCGAGTTCGCAGGCGCCACTGGCAGCCAGCAGGGCGCACCGGCCCGCACGGGCGAGATGGTGCTGCGGTTCCTCGACACCATCGGCGCCCAGGTGGTGCGGTCTGGTGGTGGCGTGCAGGACGTGCCATTCCGCAGCTTCGGCGTCGGCATCCTCGACAACGCGCCCGAGCCGTTCACCGGCCTGATGCGTGTGTCTCTGCTGGGCTGGGAGCGCGGCGAGTCCGAGATCAGCGTGATTCAAGACGACCCCATGCCCATGCACCTGCTGTCCGTCACCCGCACGCACACGACCAACTGATGCTGACCATCGAAGACGCCACCCCCGAGGACGCCCAGCGTCTGGCCGCTGCCTTGCGTGATGATGACGCGGCGGAGTTGCGCGCTGCGGGCCTGACAGTGCAGCAGGCGCTGACTGGTGTCCGGTGTCAGGCGCTGCGCTACGACGGCGAACTGGTGGCGCTGTTCGGCTGCCAGCCGTTCCCGGGCAAGCCTGATGCTGGTGTGCCGTGGATGCTGTGCACTCAAGTCCTGCCGCGTGTTCCCCGCCGCGCCATGGCCATGCTGTCCGATCAGGTGCTGAGCGGCTGGCAGGCCACGCACGCCGAACTGTCCAACCTCGTGCACCGCCGCAACGAGCAGGCGCTGCGGTTCGTGCGCTGGCTGGGGTTCAACGTCCACCCGCAGCCCTGCGGCCCTGGCGCCGAGTTCTTTCTGTTC